CGGGCACCGCTCCTGCTCCGTAGCCTGTTGTTATATCGACCTCCAGGCCCTGGTGTCTCACCGGAAATTTAAGATTGAGGGTCTTCTGATCCTGGCCGGTGACAAAGTATTCACCTGTTGTAAGTGTTGTTTCTACTCCGAGGTTTTTTGTTCTCACGGCGTCCACGCTCACGTGCGGGGGGAAAGGCAGAAGGATTGAGGTTGCGTGCTGATCGTACTCTAGTGTTAGAGTCCTTCTTTTTATCATCTTGCCCATGTATCGCTCGGCTAGGTCTATGCCCATGTTTATGAGTCTGTTTATAAATGTATCGTCATCGCTGTGATCGATGTTCATGTAGCTCTTGGTCTCGGATAAGGTTATGATCGTGTCTGTCGAGGTTGTATTGATTGTCTTGCTGTATCCGAGGGTCTGTCCGCGATTGTTGGTTGCTAGTGATGTGTAGGTTTCCATGTGAGTACTTTGTTTGTGAGGAAGTTTTCAAATTCTGCCAGGTCTCTCTCTGGGTTGAGCGTGTCTGTAAACAATTTACAATTTTTTGAGGTTGTTTGATAATCCTCTTCGACCTCCTCTATGGCCTTGACCCATTCGTCCACATTCGTCCTGTTTATGACGTAGTTGGCAATGTATCCGCAGGCCTCACTAATGCCTGGATTGTCGCTTGTTATAACGGGTATGCCAGAGCACATGGCCTCTAGCGCCGTCCTTCCGTAAGTCTCACTAATTGATGGCATAAGCAGTATGCTTGTTCTTTTGTATACCTTTCGTATGTCTTCTGCCTGCTTTTCCACTCTTACGTTCTTTGGCATCCATTTGTATTGATCTCCGTATGATCCTTTCACGGCCAGGAACTTTCGATCCGGCATGGCCTCTGCTATCCTGGAGAATATGTCGCCTCCCTTCTCGATGCAATGGTTTATGATCGTTATGTATGTTCTTCTCTTTTTCACCTGGTAGTAGTCTTTGTGTATGGGTGGGTGTAAGACCATTCCTTCCTGGTTCTTGTATTCTTTTTCCAGAAGTTCCTTCGTGTGGTTCGCGTTGTAAATTACAAAGACTCCCTTCTTCCTGACCTTGACCACGCCGTAAGCCTTCCGGCCGTGCGAAAAGAAAACCACCGGCTTTTTCAAAGCTCGGCCCATGTTGAGAGCCAGGCCCGTCTGTCGTAGATGGGTAAATATAACGTCTGCTTTTCTGCACATTTCCATTGTAAGGCCTTCTGTCACCTCTATGCCCTTTACTACCTTACCTGGCTTGTCCAAGGTCGACACGGTGCAAGTATGGCCCTTGTTTGATAAATATTTGAGTACATCGTGCAGCACCCAGGTTGCGCCGTTATTATGCCCTGGTACAAATCCATTAACGATTGATAGGATGTTCATTTTTGTTAGTTTTTGTTAGTTTTTGTTAGTATCGGTCATTTCCGACAGTTTTCTGTTAGTTTTGTTAGTTTTGTTAGTTTTTGGATAGTTTTGACAGTTTTCTGTTAGTTTTGACAGTTTTCTGTTAGTTTTGTTAGTTTCGTTAGTTTTTCGATAGTTTTGTTAGTTTTTCGATAGTTTTGTTAGTTTTTCGATAGTTTTGTTAGTTTTCCGACAATTTTGATAGTTTTCTGTTATTTTCGTCAGTTTTGTTAGTTTTTTGACAGTTTTGACAGTTTTTCGACAGTTTTGTTAGTTTTGTTAGTTTTCTGTTAGTTTTTGATAGGTACTGTCATAAAATGAGAAAAGCGCAGCCCGTTTCAAAGGGCCACGCTTATTTCTACTAAAGATTCGGTTATGCCACCATGAATCCTCGCCTCTCCTGGGTTTCCTGGTCGTTGAATAAGAATTCTGTAGCGTTGTATGTTTTTTTCATTTCGTACCAGATGCGTTCTACAAATCCTTGCTTTGTTTCTCCCTCCAGGCTAAAGTATGTGTAGTTGTTGTATGGTGCTTGGAATTTGATGTCCATCTCGTAGTAAACTATGGCGTCGCCTTTGTAGTCTTTTGAGTGTATGGTTTTGAGTTCTCCTGTCATTGTTTTGTCCTCTAGTAGTTTTGTTATGGTTGGTTGTATTCTTGATCCATCATCAGGTCGTAATCGTGTCGTGCTTCGCACACATCTCTGTGTACTGCGTTTCTATGCGTCTTTGCAAAAATCAAAGCCGCGATGTCGGTTGCGGTGTATATTGAGTCGGTGAAGGCATCGCAGAAGAAGTCCATGGCCAGGCCATACGGTGTGCTGCATCTAGCGTATTGTTCTGCGGTTTTTCCATTGCAGTACTCTTCTAGCACGTATTTTAATGTCTCTGAGTCTATCGTTTTTTTCATTTGTTTTCCTCCTCTGAGATCATTCTTAAGACATTGTTGTAGGCTTTGTTTTCGGCCTCAAGTTCTCTTAGCTTTTCAATGTGGGTTGAGCGGTAGGTTAATCCCATCTCTATCTGCTCCTCTAGCATATCTAGTTCCCATTGGTTGTTGCTGATTCTGTCGCTGATTTGATTTGCTATTTTTATCATTTTTGCTCCTTAGTAGTTTTAATGTTTAATTCAAGTACTATAATTTTGGTGTGTATAGCAAGTTTTTTTAGAAGTTTTTTAGTTTGCCTTCGACTAATGCTTCCTCCAGGGCCGGCTGTATAACTTCTTTTATAAGCCAGAGCCTGACGTCCCATGAGTCTTCTAATCGTTTCACCTGCTCTTTGCTTTGACCAGACTTATTCACGTTGATGTGTAGGTCCTGGACCGTTTCGAGTTCTTTTTGTTGCTGATTCAGAATCTCTATCAGCTTTTCTCTGTGGTTCTTGTTTGTTGTCATTTTGGTCTCCGTTTAGTTAGTAGTTTCTGTTTTGATTATGCAGATCGCATCTCCACCGGCGATCAAATTATTTTGAGCATCCCAGAGTTCCGTTTCGCATTCATAAAAACAAAGGGTTGTTTCCCAATCATTTGGGTTGTTGATGTCGCCTTGATTAAAATAAGTTATTACTGCTTCTTTCATCCCGTTCTCCATTGTTGGAGGCCCGAAGGCCTCCGGGTTGTTGTTTAGTAGTTTTCTAGAGCTACGGTGTAGCGTGCGTATGTGTATCCTTGGGTGTCCGCTAGGTAGTAGAGTGCGTCCTCTTCTATTCCTGATTCTGGGATTTCTTTTAGGAGGTAAAATTGTTTATCTGCGTTATGGAAATAGCTTTTAAAGAATGCGTTTGTTTCAAAAGCTGAAATCTCCACAACGTCTAAGAATTCTAATGCTTGTTTTATGTACTTGTTCTCAATCTTTGACAAGTCTATTCTTTCGAATACTTCAGAGCCGTCAGCTGCTTTGTGCTCCCAGGTTATGTTGCTGAAGATAGTGTTGAATGATTGATTTGCCTTGTTTGTGTAAGCGCTTGTTTTTATTGTTTTCATCGTTTTTTGTCTTTAGTAGTTTTAATGTTTAATTCAATGTCGCACAATGACTTGAGGAAGTCAAGACTTTTTTTAAAAATAAATAAAAAAAAAGGCCCACCGGTGAGGGCAGGCCTTGGAGGAGATGGAATGGTACGTTATGCTGTACCGGCTGTAAGTGCGTCTGAGAAGTCTCCAAATACGAAGGCTCCAGATCGGTAGATGGCTAGCGCCAATCTTTCGGATGCTACGACTGTGACCACGCCTTTTACAACGTTGTCCTGGTCTTGCTCGTAGAATCTTATGCTGCTTTGCTGTCTGTCGAATAGTTGAGCTCCAAGGTTGAAGTCACCAACAATAAACTTGTCAGTTGTAACTGCTGTGTTCGCGATCAATGGAACACCTGCGATGTTTGGTAATGAACCGCCGAATCGCGCAGTCTCTGGTATAACGTATCGACCTTGTGCATCCTTAATTAGTAGCAAGTTGTAGAAGTCATCAGGGTGCACCATGATTGCGTTTGCTTGATACTCCTGCTGTCTAACTTGAGCGACTGCTTTTGTAAGGATGTCGAATCTATTAACGTTGCTGTCCGCTAGTGTATCGCTGTATGCTTGTGCGTCTTCTGTGATACCTGTAAGTGCAGGCGAGTCTGATCCAAATAATAAGACGTTATCTTCTTTTGCTCGGATTTTGCTCGGTAGCCTTGTTGTTAGATAAGAGGTTAGTCCTGGTACGTCGTCTAGCATTTCGTTTGATAATCTCACGAATGATGCAATGGTACGAACCGGCGCGTCTGCTACAGCTAGATCGAATGTATATTCACCTGCGTTGCCGCCTTCAGTTTTGACTGCTGTGCCGTCAGAAACGCTTGACTCTACTACGTATCGTATCAGGTCTGATTGCGTTGTTCCTGTTGGTAAGAATTGACGCACGTGCTGTATTCTGCTTGGAGTGAATATGATTCCTTCCTGGTAGTCAGGTGGTACAACGTTCAGTGATGTTGTGCCGTCCACGAAGTCAGAGGCTCCTGTAAGAGGTGTTCCTACTTTTGTGTGGAATTCTGGGACATCGAATGTGATTCCTTTTGCTGATCTGACTTGTGTGGAGAATCCTTCGGTGTCTTTGATCTGAGAAACCATTGAGCCTACCCAGTTCTCGCGCTGCGGAGCTGATGCCTGTCTTTTAGATGATAACTCGATGTTATCGGTTTGCTCTTGTAGCTTGTTGTACTTTTCAACGAGGCCGTTGATTTCGTTTGTTTTGAGGTTGTCTAGTTCTTGGTTGAGGTTGGCTGCTTGCGATTCTAGTGCCTGGTCGATGTTCTTGTCGATCTGGTCACCCAATTTTGACAGCTTCTCTTCTAGCATATCATTTATATTCATTGTCTTTCCATTTAGGGTTGTAAAATTTAAGGGCGAATGCGTCGAGTAATTCATCGAATCCGTCCGGCAGTTGGTCGAGCTGCGTGACTTCTGTCGGCGCCGCCTTCCTCTGTGGATATAAAGATTCTATCATGAATTCTTCTAACTGCTTGAGCTGAACTTCTAGGAGGTGGAATGTATCATCCGTAAATGTTCCGCTTCTGACTGCTCTAGTCATATTCTTTATGTGTTCTATCACCTGGGCTTTGCTCTTGTCTTTGAATCCCATGAATGGCGTGTTCATATTGGCGCCAAATGTTACGGTTGATCCTTCGAAGAGCTTAACTTCTTCTATCTTGTTGTATCCGTCTTCTGGCCTGTTTCGGACTGTTTGGAATCCGATACTGTGCTCGTTGATCACTCCTGCTTCGTAAAGCTTGAGCACGTCTGTGCCGTATGATGTTTCCACAATCTTTGACTCGAAGTATAAGCCGTAGTCGTCTTCCCTCAGCACGTGTGGTCTTGCCAGAGGCATTTTTGTATCGTGCTGGTATAAGTGCATGATCCTTGGTTGTTGACTGTCTGGTCCGTTTTCGCGTATGCTCTTCTCAAATGCTCGCTTCATTATCATGTCGTTGTCGGAGTCCACGTATCCAAATTGAGCAAAGTATCCGGTGACCGTTCTTTTCTTCACGTCTATGTCTTTTATCTCTGCACTGAATGACTTGTGCTTGTATGCTTTTTCTTGTCTTCTTTCCTCTAGCTCGATGTTTTCTTCGTGTGTTGAGCAGGCCATGAAGTATGAGGTTCCGTCGATTGAACGTTGATGCGTGCCTGTGCATCCCAAAAATTGCGCGTACTCTTCTGCTTCTTCTTCTGTCCTAAAATAAGCCAGAGAGGCTTGTTTTCTGTCTTCCTCTTCTTCTTCTTCTTCTGGTTTGTGGTATGGTTTTGATTGTCTTAAGTTTTCAAGCTCCACATAATCTTCGTGTGTTGAGCAGGCCATGAAGTATGACACTCCATCCCTTCCGACGTGCCTATGTGTGCCTGTACAACCTATTATTTTTGCGTATTCTTCTGCTTCTTCTTGTGTACGAAATTCCACCAGAGGTGTTTCTTTTCTGTCTTCTTCCTCAGGCTTGTGGTATGGTTTTGATGCTTTGCTACTCATAGGGTGTCCTTTTGGTAATAGGTCGGTGTCGTGTTTGCCTGATCTGAACTTTCCGGTTCGTAAAACTCGAAGGAATGAGTTCACTCTGGCCATGGCCCATTGTTGTGCGCTTGTGACTGTTGGCCTTACTGATCCTGGGTTTGATCTGTATGCTCCAATGCCGCGATCGTATACCTTCTTTAAAGTAGCAGCTGTCGTCCTTTTTGTGGAGTCGTTGCCTACTTCTTTGTTGTGCTCTCTTGCCTTGTCACGTAACGTATCTATTAGTGCCATGTTTAAAGGTACATCTTTTTTTTATTTGCTAAAAATTGCTACTCGAATGTAAATTCAAAGCCTCCGATTCCTATCTTTTTTTCTACTATTCTTCTTCCGTTTGCTTTTTTTATTAATTCTAATGCGGCGCTATCTCCTAGTGATATTGCATAATCAAGCGTAGGGTCTTCTCCATACTTTTCTATATATGCATCTAAGATTGCGTTTTCTTCCTCTGTGAATTCGAGCCTTGTTTTCGGTGGTTTTTTTTGTTTTTTCATCCTTATGTATTTTTTGAACCAT